CTCAAATGGGCTCGAGTTTTAATTTGGGCACTGATCATCTTCGGATGGTTGACGTGGCTTCAATTCATTTGGGGGCAGCTATGATGCGAAATATAATCAGGCTGAAAATAGATCATCAAGCCAGAGCTTGGAGGGCTTACGCTAAGCCTGAGCGCGTTGAGGATTCAAAGACCATCCTACGGATGATCAGTGTCATCGAGTTTATGGTCAATGAGGCCCAGGACGGCGTGATCGATCGGAAGAACAAGCGCACGCCCAAAGATGAGGTACGATATCTGAAGCAAGCGTTCCAGGCGCAGCTAGAATTTGTGCGAACCAGTTTCAGCGACCAAGCCGAGAGGGCGCATCGATGAAAAACAAAGCAAGTAGAATTTTAAAATTGGCGACGTAGGGCCTAGTGGCGCTTGTTGTAGCCCCGATCATCGCGGTCGTCCTGACAGTCGCGATAACCATCACACGGATCCTCATGGTCGGAGAAGAGTGCTACGAGAGAGACATGTGGTTCTTTCAAGTCAGGAGTAGGTAGGCTAATTACACCGCGCGTTTGAAAAAAATGCAGCGCATCTAATTTATTTTTTGTTGATTGACCTCCCGAGCCGCGACTACATCCGGAATCATGGGAAAAAGTAGAATCATAATTAAGTTGTCTCTTGAAGATCGCGAAGCGTTAGCGCTCATGTCCATCCTTCAAGAATTTGTGAAACGTGAATATCACAACGTCCAAGTAGAGAAGATCGCGAAGAGCGTTCTCAAAATAAAGTTCAACGTCGCAGTGAGCACATTCCAAAAGCTCGATGACCAACTGAAATCATTCGGTGGCGGCGTTGCTCATAGCGGGCTTGTCCTTCCTCGCTCGCTCTCATGATCGAGCTGCATCCCTACCAACATGAGTCCGTCATGTGGCTCGCTTCGCGCAAGCAAGCGATGATCGCGCATGAGATGGGCTTAGGTAAATCAGCGATCGCGATTCGAGCTGCCGACCGGGTGGGCGCTAAGAACATCCTAGTGGTGTGCCCAGCAACGGCCAGAGAGAACTGGGCGGACGAGTTTAAAAAATTCGCCACCGTCGCTCGCCCGGTCAACGTCATCGTGAACGGAAAGCAGACGTACAAGCCTGGCGTGAACATCATCTCCCCGAATTTGATGGTGACGCTGAAGACCTCAAAGAAGAAGTGGTGCGTACTCGTCCCGGACGAGGCCCACGGGTACAAAAGCATTCACACTCAGCGGTCAAAAGCGCTGCTCGGCAAAGGCGGCTACGTCCACCGAGCGAAGCGGACTTGGCTCCTGACCGGCACCCCAGCGCCGAACCACGTCGGCGAGCTCTGGCCCTTCCTTAGAGTCTTCGGGGCCACCCAACTTCCTTACTGGAAATTTGTCTACACGTACTGCCGGGTCAGAGAGGGCGGCTTTGGTGAGAGGCAGATTGTCGGTAGCAAAGTAGAGAAGGCAAACGAGATCAAAGCGTTGCTCGCGCCGGTCATGCTGCGATTTTTAAAGCGAGATGTGTTGAAAGACATGCCGGCGCTCACCCTGACAAACCACTACGTCGAAGCCGACCCGAAAGCTTTCATCCCGAGCCCCGCGCAAAAGGCTGAGCTCAAAAAAGAGATGGCGTTTCTCACAGAGGTCATCGAGTCCGACACTTTCGCGCACGACCCGGCTGCGTTCGCGAGTAGCATCTCAGCCTTGCGCCGGATTATTGGTCTGCAAAAGGTGAAGGCCGTAGGGAACCAAATCGCAGACGAGCTATCGCTTGGGGCCTACCGAAAGATTGTCATCTTCGGAGTCCACAAAGATGTGATCGCAGCGCTTGCCGACAGGCTCCGCGAGTTCGGAGTTGTCGTCATCACCGGAGCAACGCCCACGACAAAGCGTCACGGGCTAGTGGAGAAGTTTCAGGAGGACCCGAACATCGGAGTGTTCTTAGGAAACATTCAGGCCGCCGGCACTGCAATCAATCTTACCGCGGCGAGCCAAGTCGCCTTCATAGAATACTCTTTTGTCCCTGGAGATAACGCGCAAGCTTTGATGCGGTGCCATCGTATCGGGCAAGGCGAGCCGGTCTACGCCAGATTTTTCGGAATCCAGGGGTCGATCGATGCGCAAATCTCAGCTATCTTAAAAACCAAAACCAATGAACTACTCAGCGTCTTCAATTGAAGCGCTTAAAACAACAGAAAGAAAAACGATGCAGCCATTACAACTCACCTTTAACTTCACCACGGTCAGCGAGCTCCGAACACAGATGGAACTCTTCATGGAAAACGGCAGCGGAGTCGCGAGGCCTACAGCAGTTCCGGTCGAAACACCCAAGCCCGTCGCACCCCCTGTCGTCGAACAGGCTAAGTCTACAGCGAAGCCTGCGGCAGAGAAGGGCTCAAAGAAAAAACCCGTAGCCGCAGTAGTGGACACCACTACCGTCGGCGCAGCAGTAACCCCAGAGGTCAAGACTCCGACCGACGATCAGGTGATGGTCGCGCTGAAGAAAGTCCACGACGAAACAAACGACATGGGCGTAGTGCTGGCCTTACTTAAATCCCATGGTTCTAAGCGAGCGAGCGCAATCGCAGCGGATAAGCGTGTGTCGTTCATCCAGGCTTGCGACGCAGCCGTTACCGCTCACAAAGCAGAGCATGCAGGGTAGTCATGACTCAGCATTCAAGCATTGGCGCGAGCTCCATGGAACGATGGAGTAATTGTCCTGGCTCGGTGGCACTCTCGGAAGGAATGCCGAACGTCTCTTCTTCGTATGCTGACGAAGGGACTAAGGCCCATGAGTACGCAGAGATGTGGCTTAACGGGCAAGAGCCCCATGCCCCTGATGCGCCCAAGGACATGCTCCCGGCGGTGAAGGTCTTTGTCGACACCGTTCGCGGTGACATGGAGGAAGGCGATCAGCTTTGGGTCGAGCGAAGGGTTGACCTTTCGCAGATTCACCCCAAGCTATTCGGTACGGCAGATGCTTTGGTCTACAAACCAAAGAAGAAACTTCTGATTTGCTACGACTACAAGCATGGGGCCGGCATCCCGGTTGAAGTGAAGGACAACAAACAAGAGAAGTACTACGCTCTTGGCGCCTGGATGAACCTCAAGCTCGACGTGAAACGCGTCGAGCTAGTGGTCGTGCAGCCGAGGTGCTTTCACTCTGGCGGGGATGTGAGGCGCTGGCAGTTTCCGATCTCTACTTTATACGACTTCGCCTACGAACTGGGCGAGGCGGCAGAGGCGACAGACGACCCAAACGCTCCGCTCAAAGAAGGTCCATGGTGCAGGTTTTGCCCTGCGGCGACTAACTGCCCAGAGATGGATAAGCAGGCGCTTGCGGTCGCGGACGAAGTCTTCGCTCCGGAGAAGGGCTACGACCCTGACCGGCTTGCACGTCAACTCAACTTCATTCCGTCACTCAAAGCTTGGATCTCAAACCTCGAGGAGTTTGCCTTTCAAGAAGCCAATCAAGGGAGAGTCGCTCCGGGTTTCAAGCTAGTAGCTAAGGCGGGCCGCAGAAATTGGACCGATCCGGAAGCAGTAACGAAGTGGGCGGATACGAATGGGCTAGGCGAGCTTGCCTTCACTGACCCGAAGCTTTTGTCTCCGGCACAGATGGAAAAAATAATTCACAAGAGAATCAAACCAGAGATGGACAAGCTTGTGACCAAAGTTTCTTCGGGCGAAGACCTCGTTCCGGAGAGCGATAAGCGATCGGCAGTCGATGTACTGTCGGTCTTTGACTAACTAAAAACGAGAGAGAGAAAATAAAATGAGTAATATCCTAAAGACACCTACATTCCGAGCGTCCTACCCGGCGATTTTTCGACCGAACAAAGAAGATTTCGGCGGAGGTTTCTCCGTTGTCGCAATCTTTCCTAAAGGGACTGACATCTCTGAGATCAAGAAGCTGGCGAACGCGACGGCGAAAGAAAAGTGGCCGAACAAAATCCCGAAGTTTAAGCACATCGTGTTCCACAAATGCGAAGAGAAAGAAGATGACGATGGGAATCTTCCAGACGGCTATGAGGCCGGCGGTACCTACATCACTTTGAAGTCTAAGCGTCAAGTCCCTGTCGTGGATTCTGCCCGTCAACCAATCGACGACGAGCACGGATTTAAAGCAGGAGACTGGGCTCGAGCCGGTATCGTTTGTTATGCGTACGACAACAATTTCGGAAAAGGCATAGGCTTTGGTCTGCGTGCGCTACAGAAAGTTCGCGACGGCGAGCCGCTAGGGAGTAGCATCAAAGCAGAGGACTTCTTCGAGGCAGTAGAAGGCGAAGACGTAGAGTCTGACGCTAGCTCCGACGACGCGTTCTCTTAATCCCCTCACACCCCCGCGCCCCTTCTCTTCTGACTCAGGAGAAGGGGCGCTTTTTTATTTGAAGTACCTATGGCAGATTTACACTTAGACTGGGAGACGCGCAGCGCCGTCTCACTGAAGACTTCCGGACTTGACCGCTACTCGAAGCACCCCAGCACCGACATTTGGGTCGCTGCATACGCGTTTGGCGACAAAGAGATCCAGACTTGGTTCCCTGGCGACCCGGTCCCCATCCGAATCAAAGAGCACATCTCCGGAGGCCACAAAGTCACGGCCCACAATGCCGGGTTCGAGTTTGAGATTTGCAATAGCATCGCAGCCCCAAGGTACGGGTGGCCTACGATGAAGTTCGATCAGCTCGAGTGCACGATGGTCTTGGGGTACGCTCGCGCGCTGCCCGGCAGCCTGGACGATGTAGCTAAAGCTTTGAGTCTTACCGAAGAGAAGGACGCCGAAGGGCGCAAGCTCATGATGAAAATGGCGAAGCCGCGAGTCACTCAAGCGCCTTGCCCTTTTTGCGAACATGGGTGTGACACCTGCTTTAACAGCTGCAAAGTGATTCGTTGGCACGATGAGATCGATAACGTCTTGCGACTCGCTGAGTATTGCAAGCAAGACGTTGCAACGGAGCGTGCGCTCCGAAAGAAACTCTTTGCTCTGACGGAGTCGGAGTACCGGCTCTGGCAATTGGATCATAAGATCAATGCTAGCGGAGTCCGCGTGGACCTAGACGCCGTAGCCAAGGCTACTGAAATCTTAGAGTTCGAAAAGGATATCGTATCGACCAAACTGCAAGACGTCTCGGGTGGCGCAATCAAAAAGGCCAGTGATTCCTCCGGGCTCAAAAGGTTTCTCGCCACCCACGGGTACGTCACTGAGTCCGTTGACAAAGAAGCAGTTCACGATTTGTTGCAAGACACCACGCTGCCGGCCAAGTGTCGCCGCGCTCTAGAGCTCAGGCAGGAAGGCAACAAAACTTCGACGGCGAAGCTCAGCGCCTACGCTAAATTCACATCGACAGACGGATACCTCCGGAACGCGCTTCAGTTTAATGGAGCAGCGGCGACTCGCCGTTGGGCCGGCCGAGGCGTACAGATCCACAACCTCCCTCGAACAGTCTTCAGTGTAGAGCTGACCGACTACTTCTTTAGCATCGTGAAGTCTGATCGGACGGTAGAGGAGAAGGCGGAAATCCTGGGCGCGATATTCCCCTCCATCACGGATGTAGTTTCGACCTCACTGCGCGGGTTCTTGGTCCCTCCACCGAATAAACTTTTTTACGTCGCCGACTTTTCGAGCATCGAGGCCAAGGTTCTTGCGTGGCTCGCCGGAGAAGAGCAGCTCCTGAAAGTTTTCCGGGCAGGCAAAGACGTCTACGTGACCCAGGCAGCGGTCATCTACAACGTCCGGGAAGAAGACGTGACCGACTTCCAACGATTGATCGGGAAGATTGCCATCCTTGCACTGGGGTATCAGGGCGGGTGGCGAGCTTTCCAAAGCATGGCGGCCAACTTCCAGTTGGAGATCCCAAAAGAGCAAGCGGAAACGATCAAGAAAGAATGGCGCGCCGCTCACCCCCGCATCGTAGAATACTGGAAAAAATTAGAGACGGCGTTCATGAACGCCTACCAAAACCCCACCCAGACTTACTCGGTCAAGTCGGCCTACGCGACAGTGAAGTATAAGCGCGGGCCCGATTCAATTCTCTGCCTGCTCCCCTCTGGCGGGGTGATCGAGTACCCTCAACCCCAGCTTAAGGTGAAGAAGATGGACTGGGGCCCGATGAAGACTGTCGTCACTTACGGAAAGCAAGACTCTAAAACTAAGAAGTGGGGCCGCGCAGCGGCATACGGCGGGCTCCTGGCGGAGAACGTGACGCAGGCTACTGCTCGCGACAACCTAAAGGACGGGCTCTTGCGTTTGGGCGACAACCGTTTCAGTATTGATTTCCACGTTCACGATGAAATCATCGGACACGGCGACGGTGATCCGGCCGAGTTTGAAACTTTCCAAAGATTAATGGGCGAGGTCTCACCCTGGGCGAAGGGGCTACCCCTCGGGACTTCTGGGTTTACAGCAAGGCGATATAGAAAATGAGCGAAGACAAAGCAAAGACTACGTTTACCGACAAGGCCATCCCTTTGGTTCGCATGGGGTTCAAAGTTTTTCCGGGCAGAGGGAAGATCCCGGCGAAGAAGGGACCTTGGAACGCTTCAGTCGCGAAGGGTCAGATGCGAGAGTGGGGTACAGAAGATCCGAGCTACACTCCTCTGATCGATTGCAGCGACCGTGCGGGAGACCATCTCGCGGTCATCGACATCGACATGAAAGATGGAGTGGACGGAAACCAAACTCTAATCGAACTCGCCGAGCAGGGCTTCGAACTCCCAGAGACGCTGTCGCAATTGACGCCCTCTGGGGGCCGCCACCTCATCTTTAAAGTCGCTCAGCCCGTCCCGAACTCAGTGCGGAAACTCGGCCCTGGGCTAGACACTCGATCTAAGGGCGGGTACATCGCCTTCTACGGTCACTTTGACATCAAGCCTATTGCAGAGCTTCCGGGGTGGGTGATCGAAACGCTAGGCAAGAACGAAAACAAACTAGAGCTAGTGCCAACCCCCGCAGTTGAGAGCGACCAAGACGCAGCGCTCGCTCGAGCCGTGATCTTCCTTAAGGACTCGGCAGAGCTCGCGGTCGAAGGTAACGGCGGGGACGCTACGACCTACAACGTCGCTTGCTTGATGAAAGACATGGGCCTTGAACCAAAGCACGCGTTTGAAGCGATGCTCGAGCACTGGAACGACAGGTGCACCCCACCGTGGGGTATCGAAGAGCTCGCGGCGAAAGTCAGCAACGCCTTTAGGTACGGCAAAGACACCGCCGGCTCGAACTCTCCGGAAGCGATCTTCGACGATGATCTTCCTCAAGAAGAGACGGTCCAACCTAAAAAGAAATCCAGACTCTACTTTGAGATGGGCGATCAGCTTAACCCCAATACCGCAAACCCGTACCTCGTCAAAGGGATGATGGGTCAGGGGAGCCTAGTCCAGATTTACGGCCCGCCTAACTCAGGGAAGACGACAGTCGCAGCCGACTTCGCATTCCACATGGCCTACGGGTTGAAGAGCTGGCAAGGGAAGAAGATCAACCCCGGCCCCGTGCTCTACCTTTCCACCGAGTCTCCGGAATCGATCCGACGGAGGAAGCGTGCCTTTGAAAAAGAGTACAAGCTTGAGGGTAAGTCATGTGCGTTCGGCCTGGTCCCTTGCAGCATAGACCTCATGGAAGCCAAGACCGCGAAAGAGATCGTCGATCTAATCAAACAGTTTGAAGTGGCTGTCGGTCGGCCCACCTCTGCAGTAGTAGTCGACACCCTGGCAAGAGCCATGCACGGCGACGAGAACTCCGCAAAGGATATGGGGCTCGCGATCCGGGCCTTTGACCTGATCCGCGAGTACACCAAAGCAGCCGTCATTTTGGTCCATCACTCCGGCAAGGATTCCACTAAGGGAGCTCGAGGGAGTAGCGCGCTTAAGGGCGCGATCGATTCTGAGTTTGAGATTAGGCCGGGCGTGATCCGGACGCGAAAGCAAAGGGACATGGAGATTGGAGTGGACATGCCGTTCGCTTTGAAGGCTGTTACCTTGGGCCAGGACCAGGATGGAGACCCAGTCACCGCCTGCGTTTTGTCCAGAGACGACACGGTCTTTGACCTGGATCCGGCAGAGGACAGGAGCCCCCAAGCGAACGAAGTCTTAGAGCACATCCAAGTCCTCGCGGACATGGAAGATCTACTGGTCCCCCGTGAGGGCGGCTTCCCGGCTAAACGCATTGAGTTGAAGGTGCTACGCGAGGGGTTGAAAAAGGACCACGTCTCTCTCTACCGCAACATCAATCGCTTACTCGGGACACTTGAAGTCTCTGGCGCGATCAGTGTCCAAGATAACTGGATCTTCGTCACCTAATATGCTACCCTATATCTGTTATGATAAATCAAAAACTAATCGATGACCTCGCCCCTGGATCCCTACTTTGGGATGACAAAGTCTCCGGACTTCACATCAAAGCCGGGAAGAACTCCAAAAACTTTTACTACTACTGCCGGATAGACGGGAAGCAGCGTCGACCAAAGATCGGGGCCATCTCCATGGTGAGCCTTGGTGCGGCTCGGAAGATCGCTACTAAGTGGGCGCTCTCAGTCGTAGTGGGTGAGGATCCTTTCGTCGAGGTGCCCTTGGACGCGAGCATCTTGCTCGACGATTGGTTCGCTGAGGCCCGGCCAGAGATCCGGACATCGTGGGACAAAGAGTCCCATCGACTGTACCAAAAGAACATCGGCCCGATTTTCGGTCAACGATCGATGGGGTCCATCTCAGTTAATGACGTGCGTCAATGGCTTCAGGGATTCAAGCGGAAACCTTACGAGGGCAATCGCTCGCTGAGTGTCCTCACGAGCCTGTACAACGTCTTCCCTGACCGGGTGTTCAACCCTTGCACAAAGGTGAAGCGATTCCCTGAGCAGGCTAGAGATAGGACTGCGAGCCCCGAGGAGATAGAAGCCGTAGGTAAGGCTTTGGAGAGGGAGCAGTTGGAGCACCCGGCAGCCGTTGCCTACATTTACTTTCTTCTCTACACGGGGTGTAGACCTGCCGTAGTCGCAACGTTTTCGTCGGATATGCTCGAGCTAAATGACACGTCGGGCCTCATCAAATTCAAGGGTAAAAATGGCTGGGAGCAAGTGACGGTCCCTCGCCAGGTCATCCCTATGTTGAAACGTGAGCCAGGTCAGCCCCTCGTTGGGGCGTCGCTCTACCAAGCGCGAGCGCTGTGGAACAAGATCCGCGAAGAGATCGGGGCGGAAGACCTGTGGCTTCGAGACCTTCGACGGACGTTTGGTAGCGTAGGCCTGTCGGACGGGGTCTCAGTGGACCAGTTGGGCGAGCTCCTCAACCATAAGAGCGCTCAAACGACGAAGCGCTATGCCAATCTGATCGGTACCAAGCGAGCTGAGGCGACTCAACAAATCGCGGACAAATTAGAAGATCTTTTGTAGAGGCGGTCCCGACAGGGGTCGAACCTGCGTCCTCCCTAGCGCTCACGTTAGGGTGCTCTACCACTGAGCTACGGGACCATTCTATCTTCGCGCATCATGCGAATGAGGCGGACGGCTCGAGGGCCGACTTGCTCTGCCCATTTTGAATCGAGCATCTCGTCGGCGGCCGTCTCCCAGTCGCCAGCTCGGAGGGCAGCGAGCATCTTTTTAAACTTGAGGATCTTAGCGCCACCCAGGTTGTACATCATATCCAGAAAGACGATCTTCCGGACCAGGCTGAGCTCGACGAACCAAGGAAATCCGCAACGGGCTTCGAACAGCCGGCGGCTCATCCGGAAGTTCAAGCAAAACTCGATCTCCTCGGGGTACATTCCTACATCCGTGAGGTTGAACCCCGCTCCGATAGTGGTCTTGCCTACTGAATCGAGATAAGGAAATTGCCGAACGGCCTCATGCTTCCGCAGCAGGGGACCGAGTAGCTCTTTAATTTCCTTGTCGGAATGCTTCCATCTCTTTGCGGATGTTTGACGTTGCATCTTGGATTTGCTCATTGATTTTTCGGGTGAGCTTACGCTCGTTCTCTTCTTGTTTTTCATCTGCGACGCGGTCCTTCTCTTCTTGGATCTTACGCGCGGCAGATTCTTTTCTTGCGATCGCTCTGTTTTGCGCCCAGTTCGCTATGAATGGGGCGGCAAAGGCCAGCACTGCACCGAGGATACTAAGGATTGTTTCCCACATAGGCCCTCCCCGCGGTCGACCACTTCATTAAAAGGTTGTCGAAGCTCGACTGGTAAGCCCAGACCGCTGCGCCCCGGGCGTTATGGTATGGCTGGTATGTCCGGTGGGGCGGGACCGGCTCTTGGGTCTCGTAGACCAAGAGATAGAAGACGCCGCGCTGGACGATGACCTGCTCCCTGCCGTCGTTGTTCTCAAAGAACATTCGGATGAGCACGGTATAGACGCCTTCTTGCGAAGGCTTGAAAGTGTCAGTTTTTAAAATGTCTGCGAAAGGCATGACCTTCTCGCCACCTTCTTTAGGGAAAGCGATGCTGTCCGCAACGACACCCGTCCGATCGAGTACCCGCACCGTGACACAGGAGTCTCGGTCGCAGTTGGTCTTAGGGGCGAAGAAGTGGAGGGAGTCTATCCCAAGAATCTCACCCTTTGCCTTTCGGCAAAAAGCGAATCCGACTTCAGGTTTACTAGTACACCCCGGACCGCTCGCAGCCATGATCGCGGTTTGGTCTCCCGCCTGGCTTGCAGGGAACGCCCCATCTATTTGGAGAGATGAGCAAGAGAGTGTGAACGCGACGACAAACAGTCCAAGGTGTCTTAGTTTTTTCATTAGCCTAGTAGCCCTCGCTCTTCTCTTGGCGTTGCGATCTTTTTGCCTAGGTCGATCAACTTAGAGAGAGATGAATCGAGGTTAGTCAGGACAAAAGCAATCTGCTCGATGAACTCTTCGAGGTCATCGTCATCAACGTTAAACTTTGCGGCGAGGTAAGCCTTAAGCGTAGTGTGGTTTTCCGCGCGAGAAGCTTTGAACTCGTCATCGACCAAACTAAATTCTACTGACATGAGCCCGAAGAGCTCGTCGAGTAGTGCCGAGAGGTGAGTCAAGGCTTTGATGCCCTGCTTCGCTTCGAGCGCTTTGATAACTTTAATGAGCACGTTCCCGAACTCGCCAACTAGGTCAGCGACCTTCTTTAAATTTTCCATCATTTATTCCTTTCGATTTGTCTTTCCAAAATTGTCCAGACTCGTTTCTTCGTTATGATGGTATCCTTCTTTACTTCGGTGATCGTGTCACCCATATTTTTCAACGTGACTTTGAGCAACGTAA